AATCGCCCCGTAGAGCGACTGCATCTACAAGTGATTATTATTTTAATCGTTTTTCTATGTTGGAGTAAATCTCCATTCCTTCATCAGTTTTAAACCAAGCGGCTAAAGCTGAATAAGGGTTTTCTTCGAATGGAACCGTCATTAATTTTCTACCGGTACTTTTCCAAGAAAAAGTTCTTTGGTCTTGGGATAAATCTATAATACCCGCTTCCGTTGCTTTTATACCAAAGTTTCTAAGTTGAACATTGTCGTCCGTGACTAACTCTAAGAATAATTTAGGTTTTTCTTTAGCGAATAATAGTAAATCACGTTTAATCTCCTTAGAACTCATCTTCGTTACCTTAGAACCAATCTCTACACGCATAACAGCTTCCATCATGTCAATATCTAGATTGTTCGCTGCATTCATAGCTGCTACTTCAAATTCCAACCAATCTAATTGTGTTTCTGCTTGTTTTTCTTCGTTTACCTCGTAAAACAATCTGTCTTTTAAGGGATGGTATATAGATAGAAGTTGCTGTAACGTTACTTTGTTTTTAGGTACTACTAAAATCCCGTCTCTGAAAATAATGTGAGACAACCTGTGTTCACCTTTCATTTCATCTACAAAACTAGTTCTTTGATTTTCACAGTACTTTAACTCTCTCTCGTACCCTACTTCTTCATCAAAATAGTAAATATCAGAACCTTTGATCATATAAGACAATGGAGTTTTTCCGTTTTTTAACTTATAAATCCTATCTTTTATTTCCCATTTCTTTTTTTGCATTGGTAATGGTTTTTCCATTACTGCTGTTTTAATTTTCGGTTGTTCTACAACCTGAGCAACTTCTTCAGTTACTTCTTGTTTTTTTGTTTCTTTTTTCTTTGTCATAATATAATATATAATAAAATTAATAAAATAAAAGGGACTGGGAAATTAATCCCAGTCTCTTTAATATAATAATGCTTAGTTCATCAACATAAAGTTGTTAGCACCTTGTACTACTAAACATCTTTCTGATAAATAGTGTACTTCCATCGCGTCTAAATCAGATGTAGTTGCTCCAACAGAACCAGTAGTCCATGTTTTCATCTTTCTATTATCTGTTTGAGAAGCTCTATATCTAACGTGTAAGAAAGGTCTTTTAAGATTCTTTCCTAAGTTTTGATCATAGACTGTAGAAACACCAGCAGGAATCATAACCCCTCTAATGTTAGTAACCGTATCGATTACACCACCTCTAGTTGCGAAGTCATTTAAGTATTTCCAATCAGACTTATAGAAGTCATAAGAACCTCTTCTAAATCCTGAGAAACCTAAGTTAAGCGCCATGTCTTCTTCGTTATCGAATACTCCATAAGAAGTACCTCCAGCTCCGTAAGAATTCATAGAAGCTAACATGTCATCCATAGCTAACGAAGTTGATCTGTTAACAAACATCATGTTTTCTTCAATAGCACCATTTTTATCGAACTCAGCTAAGATAGCGTCAAATTCAGCTAAATCAGTAGCAGCGTTAACACCAGTAACACCTGAAGTTTGGTTACCTCTATCAGTGATAGCAGCAAATAAACCTTCAGTACCAGTGATTGTACCACCAGCATTATCTATAGTAGAAGTAACTGTAACAGCTGCTCTTTCAGATTCAATCATAGCCATTTCTAAATAATCAGTAAATCTAGCTCTAGTATCACCTTCAGCTTTTAAGTACCAAAGATATCCATTTTGTCCATCTTCACCACTTATCTCAACCCAACCGATAGCAGACGCATCAGATCCAGAGACCTCATATTTGTCTTTTAATATGATTGGCTTGTTAGAGAAAGATTGGAAAGTTGGTGCGTTAGCCCCTTCTCTTCCAACTACACCTTTAACAAATTCAGAACCATAAACCATAACACTAACGTTAGTTGTGCTTGCTATACCGGCACCAGCGATAGTCGCGTTGCCATAAGGTAGTACAGTAATAGTATCATCAGCCGTAGCATTAACAAAAGCTCTAATAGTTGCGTTAGCATCTGAAATTAATACTGTGTCACCTGGACGTATCGCGTGAGTATCAGCGGATGTGTGTCCACCAGGTTCGTTTACTATAGTAATAGTGTTAGTTGATACCGTACAGTTTTTGTACGCTAAATGTAATCTACCTTGCTCTGACCAAACTACTTGGTCTGAAGTCATAGATTCTTCAGCTCCTACTTGAGAAAGAAATCCTGAGATAGTTCTGTTTCCAAAAATCTCAGCTTCTTTTTCCATAAGATCTGGTAAATATTGTTGCGCCCAATTCGCACTATTTGCCCCTGCGTCAGTAAAGTCAATATAGTTGCTTGCTAATGCTTGCGCTCTTGGTGACGGAGTTAATCCCGTCGACGTTACACTTGTAATTGCCATTTTAGTTTAATTTTTAAATCGTTATTTTTTTCTTTTAATTTTAAATTTGAAATCAGCAGAATTATCACCTAACGCTCTTACTTTAATACCTCCGCTTTCCACTATACTACCGTGAGATTGTCTAGGGTCCATATCGATATTTTTAGATTTAGCGACACTATCTTTTAACGCGTCAGCCTTACCTTGTTCGTAAAAGTGGTTAGCAATAGCATCAGAATTCATAGCAGTATACAAGGCTTTGTGATAACCCTTAGCATCGTCCATTTGATTATCTTTGTTCAAGAACTTCTTGACAAAGTTATTAATGTCGCTTTGAGTTTCTTTTACACCGTCAGCATTCTTCACATTAAACCTATATCTCTTGTCTCCAACTTCATATTCAAAACCTTTGAACTTGTCGTTGAAAACATTATCAGTTTTATTTAAAAATGTTGATTTAGCTTGCTTCTGTACCTTCTGATTCATCTCTGATTCCTTGTTGTATCTATTGAAGAATTCAATTGCGCTCTGTTGCTCACTCGTGAGCTTTGAACCCATTTTGATATCTTCGTAGTATTTGGATTTTACACTTTCCAAGTGTAGCTTTGCTTCGGCAACTTGCTCCTTCATCGCTAATTTTTTTCTTCTAACATCTTTTTCCTCATCTACCTCTTCGTCGAAGGAGAACTTATCTTCCATGATAAAATCTACTTCATCGGACTCTAAGTGAGGTTTAGTTGTTTTATAATATTCTTTTAATAAAGTATGGTTATCCATTTCGGAGTAATCCTTGTTTAACTTTACGTAATCGTTTAAATCACCACCTGTCTCATCCATGAAGTTCATTAACTTTTGAACGTTCTCAGGTAGATCAATCCCAGTTTCTGTAGATTTAATAATTTCTTCTTCTACGATTTCCGCTACTTCTTCAACCTCATTAGTTACCTCTTCAATTACCGGGGTTTCTTCTGTTGGTTGTTCGGGAACTTTAATCTCTTCTGGAGCTTCTACTTTCTCAACTGGATTAGATAGATCAACCTTGATTATCTCTTCAGCTTTTTCTTTAAGCTCATTAAGATCTACCTTTACTGCTTCAGGTGTTTTTTCAAACTTTTTTGCTTTTGGTTTTTTAACCTTTAACTTCCCAACAGTTTCATCTACCGTTGGTTGCTCTTTTACTTCTTCTTTTGCCATAATATAATATAATAATAATTAATAATTTGTTTGTTTATTTTGGTTCAAACGCACCTAATCTCATTCCCCCACCTATAACGTCGTTTCCAGCGGATTCAAATGGTTTTTCTTTTGCTTTTTCTCTTTCCTTCATTAGATCTTTTTGTTGAGCTCCACTTACTTGTTGTCTACGGTCTTGTCTATTTTCTCTAGTGTTGTCTTTTTCTCTATTAGACTCAATATCCATGTTTTTCAGTTTCATGTTTATTTCGAACTCGTGATCCATTAAAGATCTTTTAACTTCAGCTTCAACTTGTAGCGTTTGTTGCTTCATTTTTGCTTTAGCTTGTTCTATTTGTATTTCACTTTGAACTAACGCTTGTTGTTTTTGCATTTCAGCTTGAGCGGCAGCTTGCTGTTGTTGAGCGTTTGCATCTGCCTGAGCCTTCATATTCTCTTGGGCTACTTGTTGGTCTTTAAGTTGTTTCTTTTTTCTTCTAAGTTTTAAAAGTTGGTTAGCTAGTTTAACGTTTTTAATATCTCTAAGATCTATAGCGTCTTCTAAATCTATTGTTTGTTGCGACAAGGCTACTTGTATATTGTTTTCCAACAATCCTTTTTGCTCTTCGTCTGGCTCTAAGTCTAAGAATATTCCGAATTCATACAAGTGTAATTCAGCCATCTCTTCTAGCGTAGCAACATTATGTGCTCCTATAGCTTGTATAAACGCGTCTTTTGTTGGAGAGTATTCTATAATATCAGAAATCCTCAAAGATAAAGCCTCGCAAACTTCTGCTGATAAAAATAATCCAGCGTTTAATATATGTCTTGTGGCTGTGTTTGAATTAGCCGCTGCCATCTTCTGTACACCAACTAAAGATCTTTCATCTGGAGTACTACCATCTCTAGCTTCGTTTAACCCGGTTGTATCCCTAATCATCTGTAGATAGTAGTTATATGTACCAATTAAACTCTGCATTTTTTGACCACCACCACTAGGTATTTCTTGAATAGGTATCTTACCAGGGTTTTGGTCCCCATCAGAAGTGAAACTTCTACCGATAATACTACCAGTTTGAAAATACATATTTAACGCTTCTTGTGGATTGTAATTAGTACCATTACCTAAATCAATCTCTGCTAAACCATCAGCATCTAAATATATACCATCAGGAGTCATTCTAGACATCACCTGTTGGAGCTTTAAATGTGTAAGCTGTATCATATCAGCAAAACCAGTAATTCTGCTTACAAGCGATTCTATTTTACCATTGTACATTCTAGGTGCCACTATAGAATAGTTCATTTTAACTTTTGTAAAATCACTTTTAGATCGCAACATATTTCTAGCTTTTTCCCACTTAAGCAACTTGTTAGTTCCTAGTATTAAAGCTCCTTCGTATAAGCACTCTATTTTTCTATCTAACTTTTCAAAACCACCTTCTTTACTTTCAGGTGGATTAAACATGTCATCTTTTTCTATAGCTTTGTATCCTCCGGTTCCAGTTTCTTTCATTTTATAAACCTCGCTTGCGAAAGTTTTGTAATTAAAATAAAGAACTGTTATTTTATTTTTGTCGTTATCGTAAGTGTTTTGTCTACCGGCTCTAGTCCTTCCTTTGTAATTGTTTTTATCAATACTCTCTAAGTCTTCTTCTGTTAGATCTGGAAACTGCTTTATTAACTCGTTTATAGGTATTTCTTTTATTTCCCCCACGTAATATATATCTTCAAAATAAGGTGAATCCGTGTAAGAATATATCAAATTAGCTGGATCAACATAATCTATAGTGACTCCCTCTGATTTATTAAAAGAAGTTTTTGTAGCAGCGATACCTAAAACAGTTAGATCGTAGTATATTCTTTTCTTTACTAGATCATATCTATTACCTCTGAGTAAAACATCTATAGCTTGTTCTTCAGCTATCTCAACAGCTTGTTTGTAGTTTAACTGCATGTGTAAAGCTAACTCGTCTTCGTTTTCAGGGAGGTCTTCTTTTTTGTTCTCGTAAAGATCTATATTCATAAGGTTCTGAGCCATTTCATTAAACTCAGCGGTATCCATATCTTTTTGTATAGACTCCATATACTTAGTTCTCCTCTCAACTCCAAATGGATCTTGAGAGTAAGCGTTGACCTTAAACAGTCTTTCTGTCATACCATTAACAACAATATCAACGAACTTAGGTATTATTGGGACTGGTTTCCAATCTAAATTAAGATAGGACAAATCACCGTTTATAGATAACTCATCCTTATATTTTTGTGTACCTTGTTCTCCTCTAGCGTACAAACGTAATTTGTGAAAATTGTTAGTATCTGTTAGGTATCTATTATTATTATATCCAGAGTCATTAAACCATTCGTTCTCTATGGCTTGAGCTACTTTTAAACCATACTCTTCGCTTAGTTTCTCTTGATCACTAACTATCTGACTTGGGAAGTTTGCGTTTCTCCTCATATTATTCTTTAATTAATCTTGATGTGTTACCTTTGTTTTGATAACGTCCTACATTTAAACTTATAGACTGCTTTTCTATCTTTGCGTTAGGAGCGTATAAATTCCTGTTACACCCCATAATAGCTAATCCAGAACTTATAGATGCATCAAATTTAGTTCTTTTGTTTATATCAAATCTACTCCAATCATTTAACGTTTCGTTAAAATATATGTTTCCATAATTTCCGTCACCTAGATGACCTACGTGCTGCTGTATATACATCTCAATAGCGGCGGCGTGTGCTTGTTTTATATCTTCACTTGAATTAGGTATTCCACCTATTTCTTTTTCTGTTACAGATAGTTTGTTCCAAAGCTTATCTGGTCTATTCATGGAGAAACCTCTATATCCTCTTCTTCTAAAATGGTACAATAACCTAGGTTTGTTATTCTCACAAAGTAATGGCATTCCATAAAACACGCAAGCCATTAGTACGTCTTCAAAAAATATCTCAGCTGTCTGTGGTCTAGCTACGTATTCTAAAAAGAAATGATTTGGCGGAGCGTCTTCCATGCTAAACTTAGTTAACCCGTGTAAAGCTCCGTTTGACCCTCTTTTATCAACTGTTCCGCTAATATCGTAACTGTCACAACCAAAAGCCCCCATGTGTTCGTTTGCAGGATATTTAATACCGTTTTTTAATATTATTTTATTTTGTAGGTTTTGAGGGGGAACCCAACTAACTTTAAACCTTCCTTTTGGGTCTGGGTAAAATATAACTTGTGTGTCTTTAATACCGTTTACCCATTGAAAATTACCTGTATTAATACTAACCCCTACTCCTTCGTTGTAATCTATCTGTTCGTATATTTTAACAAGATTGAAGATACTATTTTTAGATTCATCTCTAAACGCGTGTTCAGTAGTTCTTGGGAATTGTCTGTAAAATTCATTTAATCCATCTTGATCAGATTTTA